TTCTTTCGGACGTATTTTCTGGGTTGATGATAACCTAGATTTCAAATCATGCCCACTATGTGTTAACGGCACAGGTGATTTTGACGTAGAAGATTATGTTTCAGACTGGACAGATTGGGAGGGAGTTGACTTTAGTTTGCTCTTTAACATTCATCGTACATGTTTACATTTAAAGCAAGATCATGCAAACTCAGTATCATTGAAAGGTTTATAATTACCATTACTAATTAACAACAATTGCCCTCTAATCACTATTATTAAATGACACAAAACAAACAAGATTTGATCTCTGCTGCTAAAGAACATCATGTAAGAAAAGACTTTGCTTATGATGCTAAAGTAATAGAGAAAAATGTTATTAAACTAAGTGAATATATCAAAGCAGACTATCAACGAAAGGACTACAGTTCACCAATTAAAGTAGAAATTAAGAGAGGTAATAAGTATTGGAAAGTTATTACTGACGAGTCTGTACATTGCTTTGTAGATAAGATCCAAGGGCATGTATATAAACCTGCTAGTTGGAATAAACCTGCTGCAATTCCTAGATACAATTTGTTAGTTAATGCCCAAGATTGCTTCAATAATTGTGATTGGAGTGGAGGGTATTTGTATCTAAGATGATAACAATTAAAACACAATTACAAGAGAGTTTTCCACACTTAGCGGACATATTGTGGAAAACAAGTGTATATTTAAAAGGGTTAATTAAACATAGGTACGTGTTATTTACTTTGCCCTTATTTGACTCTAGTTAGTGTTATCTAAGAGCGTAACATAGCGAGATTTTTTTGTCAACAACTGTGAAGAATCTTTGCAATGCTCGCTAATGCCTTGACATGACAATTGTCTTGCTATATAATAACAATGTAAGCACAATCATCATGGGAAGATCTTACAAACAGAATGACCTCTATTCATCAAATAGGGCGAAGAGTTTGCGAGAAAAGAGAAAACAATCCAAGACAAAGTATAGAAGGGAAAATGATAAGAATTCCACAACATATGTGGAAAACTATCAACAACCCCGCAAGGATTACCCTCACCCCGCATAACACTACTAACCCCCTAATTACATGACCAAAGTAACAACAATCAACACAATTCCCCCTGTAGATGTTAAAGTATGGGAAAACAGAAAGAGATACTTTTGGGCGTATAATTACCCACTATGTAATAAGAATGGACCGTTTAAAAGCGAGAAGTTAGCATTACTGGACGCTACGCAATTTAGTAGCGATAGTTAACAACAACTGTGCATGCAGGTGAGTATCACATAGTGGGGTATACTGCATGCACTAATTAACAATTAGCGTATATGCACTAAATGATATATAACAGTTATAAAGATTTTCAATTGTTGTAACCTACAAAAGTATAGCATCGAGAGAGAAATAAAAATAATTCCCAATATAAAAAATTCCCCCATAGGTTTTTCAAGTGTCAGAGTTTAATCAAAGTCCATCAGAGATCTCCCAAGAGAAATTAAAGGAAGAGTATAAAGATCTCATAGGTCTCCCATGGCCTGGTAGGAGATACCCTGGTTGCTATGACGTTATACAGAAGTATGTCCAAACTCGCCTTGGAAGGTCTCTGAAGGACTTCTCAGGACTGTACACAGCATTCAAGGATGAAGCAGTAGCAGAAGAAGATGGTCTCTGGATAAGCAGACCAGAATGGGGAGAGGACTGGGATATGTCTATCTTACAGAAGAGTGATCTCCTCTTGTTTAAGATATACGAAGAAGCACTCGGTGGAGGGTATGCTGACAAGTCTGGAAGAGCACCTAATCATGGAGCGATTTACCTAGGTGATGGGTGGATGCTTCACCAGTTATGGAAGACAGACTCATGTATTGTGAGATTAGATAAACATTACAGAAAGGTATGTATAGGTATAGTGAGGGAAAATGCTACATAAAGCAGATGTACAGGTCAAGTATGATATGAAGCGATTCACACTACGAATAGAGGAAGATGACTTCGGAGAGAATTATATACACATCCCAGAAGATGTAATGAGAGAATGTGGGTGGGATATAGGCACTAACTTAGAATATGAAGAAGAGACAGACGGATCTATCATATTGCATAAAGTAGACGAATGAGATATAATCAGATATGTTTGACGATACTTGTTATTTGTAACATTATCTCACTTATAAAAAATTAGCGTGAAAAAATCGAATTCATTATGGAGACACCTCAGTTTAATTCAGACGAAGAATTCTTTGCTTGGACATTTAAAAAAATTAGCGAATCAATTACTAATCTTGCCGAGAGATTGGAGCAAGTAGAAGGGGGATTACAAAAAATCCCTCCCCCAGGTGCTGATATGATTAAGTACAAACCGCCTGGTAGTCCTACTTACCTTAATATGAAGGAATTGTTTGAAACCCTCTTCGGGGCAATAAACCATATAGAAAACAGACTAAATAAGATAGAAGAGAAAATAAGTGAGTAATGCCATCCTATATTCAGGAAACTGGTAGGAGCTTTCCTAATCCTATTAAGGGTGGTGGTTTCAACCAGGAATTTAAAAGACCTTCATCTGGTAACTATGAGACTTCATCAGATTATCCAGGTCAGGGTACTGATATGGCGTACAGTATCACCTTTGAAGATGGTGGTCCTGGTAGTCTCCCTATGGGCAAGGACGTTGTACATTACATTGGTGATGAAGAAGCAACTAATGTAAATGCTAGTGGTAATGAGAGAGTAGGTATATACAGGTATTATAGAGCAGCGAAGGATGATCACAAGTATAGTCGTGATCCACAATTAATAAAGAGAGATTTTGGTTGCGAAAACGAGAGTTGGCAACGTGCTGCTTCGGGATATAACGCTGAACCACGTAAAGGATCACCTGTAATGTACATTATGTTTCAGCAGGTACCAAATAGTGTACCACTGAAAGCATTTTATTCCCATTGGCCCGATGATACCCAGCTGTGTTCAGGGACATCTGTCCCCACAGGACTATCAGGGGTTGGTTGTGGTAGAAACAAGTATAAAGAAGTAGATACATTAGGATATGTCTTCACTACAGAGGCACATGCACGTGCACATTGCTCTGCTGGTGAGGATCCAGTGCCAATTTATGAGTATTTGCACCCAGACCCAGATCATTTCTATACTATAGACCCTTCAGTAGAGGTTAGATTAGCAGATAATAGTCCTATCCCACCCAAGGAGTCATTAGATAAGTCATACAACTACCTAGGAATCATAGGATGGGCGTTTAAGACACGTGCTTTAGACAGTCCAACTGATCTCATCCTTGATATTGGTAAGATTGGACCTACTGGTCAGTGTGTTGATAAGAGTGATTGGTATGAATATACTAATGATGACCAACAGGACTATAATGAGGATAGTGGTGGATGGTCTGAATTCATGTACCGTCAAGAAAGAGATAGTGGTGGTGGTCTTACTGAAGGTCCACCTGCCGTTAATGGATGGGGATGGCCTGATAATGTAGACGTAACTAATAATGAAGCACTATTTGAATGGAGTTATGGTCTGAGTGGTGCCGTAAAGGGTGCTGTACCACGTTTCCTTGGGTTTGAGGACTCTTATGACTCCCAGTTTATATTTTACCTTTATGATACTACCTATCCTTGGAATGGTCCTATATTCTCTTCACAGTATATCATAAGTAATGCGAAGTGTTGTCCTAACACTACTGACCCTGAAGGGTGTCCTCACTGTGCCCCTGTATGGACATACCATAGTCACTTCTATGAGATTAATTCAGATGTGTGGAATACTACTAAGACTAAGCTATCACTGCATGATTCTAGTAGTGTAGGTGTAAACGAATCATTCTGGACTGTAGATACTGAGACACCTATTGTATTCTTCCGTTATACTACACGTACTGGTGACTTTAGTCCTGGTGAGAAGATCAATGGTTGGGATGTAGTATCAGTCTATTACTTTGGTGATGAGCTTAAATGTGGAATAATGGAGCTCACTTGGGATAATAGTAATGATAATAAGTGGTATGTTAACCCTGCTGCTATAGCATGGCGTATCACTGATAGTAGCAATGCGGAGATAACTAACTCAATTACTGAAAAAGGTGCATGGTTGGGTGTAGGCACACCTAATAACCCCGCAAATGGTTGGACATCTCATATGAAGTCATACGGTATATACCCAGTTATACCCGCAGACGACTCAATAGATCCTAATATAGGAGTGTGGCAAGTGCATACTGCGACATTCACTATCGCAACTGCTGGGGATTACTCCTTAAGAATAGAATCTGATAACTACGGTTATATGAAAATTACGGATTCTGGTAGCACTGTCCTTGTAGATAGAGAGATTGCTTACGCTAATGGTATGGGTGCTGAGACTTTCGCTATGACACTTGGTACAGGTACTTACACTCTAGAGACTAGGGTTAAGAATATTAATAGAGAGGTTGATCCTGAGAAGTTTGAATATGAGGAGCAGTTTACATCTAGTGATGGTGGTACTGCTGAGATACTAGCAGGATACGGTATACCTAATAAATCTGCATTCTGTGGTACCTATGAATTCCCTAAGAAGATATCTTATTGGAAAGTAGAGATAGATCCTAAAGCACTTATACCCCACCGTAATATGGATGAGGCAAAGCTTGAAGCAATAGTGGATGATGACGGATCTATATCTCAGGTAGTTGTTATTAATGGTGGTAGAGGGTACGTTAACCCCACTATTAAAGTTATGGATCCGCAGGGTTTAGATGATTTCTCCCCTAACGACACTTCAAACTTCATGGCAGATAAGTTAGGAATGGATCCTGACTCAACAAAAGCACTTGCGGATCCTGATAGAGAGGATACCTCTATGACTACAGCAGATTTCAAGACACATGCACGGATATGGGAAACCTCTACTACTGCTGTTGATACAGCAGATAAGAATAATGACCTATACAAGTTACATAGAGCAGAAGTAGAAATCTCTCTATTAGATGATCAAGGTATAATAAGAGCAGTGCGTGTCCTTGATGGTGGTGCAGGTTACAGTCAGGCAAACAATCCTATAGTGCACGTAGTAGACCCAGAGCAAATAAAATTTGAGGGAGTTAAAGATAATGAGGGTAACTTCCAAGCTGGTGGTAAGCAGATGCAAGAAGCATCTGAGAAGATGGATGCTGCATGGGATCACACTTTTGAAAAGGATGATGTAAACTACTCTGTTATAAGGGATGAGGCAACAATTGATGATTACACTTTACAACCTATATCTAACCTAACAGATGCAGAAGGGTCGCAGACTAGGAGTATAGTTAAAGAGGCAATGAAGTATTCTGCGGATAAACCTGCTAACAATGCTACTCAAGTATACGTTGAGGTACCAGATAGTTACATTCGTGCAGCAGCAGACGGAATAGATGATGATGTAACAAAACTTTGCTTCAACCTTCCTGCTAGTTGTATTGAGATTAACGGTAATGCTAACTTACCAGCAGCAATGCCAGATGCAGAGCAGTTTCAATTTGTATCTGCTGCTGAGCCTGGTGTACAAGACTTTCAGGATAATGCGATGGGATATGCATATAATGCCGTAGCTGCAGCAGATACCTTTGGTTCTAACATGTCCCACCTATACGGTCCTTTCGGACAAGATAAGTGTATTGAAGTGGTGCAACCTAAACTCTATAATATTACACGGTGGTTTGATATGCCTTGTGCATACTTAGATACTAATGAGGAAGGAGAGCGTAAAGCATTCGGATGGTTACCTTATAAGTATTGTGCTTCTAAGGATAAGGAAGCTACATTCAGAGTATCAATGGAAATAGAGGGATATGTTGGTGGTAGTCAAGGAGCAGCATTTATGGATTTCCTTAAGGAACTGCCAGTGCCCTTCCTACAGCAGAAGAGACCTATAACTACTAATGCTGGAGAAAAGACATGGAAGTGTAAGAGGAGTAGTATAGATGGTAGATGTTACAGAGATCCTCAAGATCCTGGTAACATGGTCTTTGTTCCTGTGGGGTTAGATGAAAACACTTACGACTACAATAGATCTAACTATACAGAGCTGGAACAGTTACAGCTGTGGTCGGGTCAGAATATCACTAGTAGTCAAGCAGTGCAGACATGGTTAGGACACCCTACGGAAGGAGATCCAGCAGGTACTCCTCATTCTGTAGATTATACTGCTATAACCGTAACACCATGTGTCAACGGTGTACCACCTAATGAATGTTGGGATACATACGTCAGAGGAGTTAACGCATCGGACGGACCTCTTACTGTTTACTGTGGTTATGATGCAGACGGTAATGGACTAACAGGTCAGACTTACTGTAACACTAGTGCATTGTATGATTCTTGTTCAGCACTAGATAGGGTTCTTGATGCTTCTATTGCTGTTAACCCACAGAGAATAGAAGGGTCTGGTGCAAATGCTAGAATGCTTATGGGTTCTTATAATGGTACTATGACTGTAAGAAACTGGTTAACAGGTGGAGTCATCGCATTGGGTAGAGCATTAAAGAATTACGGAAACCCATTCTTTGATGAATGTCAAGAAACTGATTCTTGGACAGACGGTACTGGTTTGAATGAGATAGTATTCCCTAAGAGGTTATAGCATGGCATTTGGATATCTTTTACCAGTATCATCTCTAAACGGACTGCCTTGTAGTGGTCATGGATTGTGTCTACCATCCACCATTCACTCTGTACAGGCGTGTGGCACCCCTCCTATCCCCTACAGCATAGTCATAAAGGAATATACATGTTGGTGGCCCCCTCAACCCCTAATTCCTATATTCCCCGTTACTCCTTATAGGGCAACTGTGCTAGTAAATCGTATTCCTATCATGTTACATGGGGATACCTTCTTACCGCATATAGCGGTATGTACCAATATTGTTGTGTACATGTGTCCTTGTGGTAAATCACTCTGTCCCACGCCCACTCCTATCCCTTGTAGTGTCCTTACAATTGAAGATGGAGGTGGAGTAGGTCATACTAGGATCCTTATGGCAACAACTTTAACAGTGTTTGCTTTGAAATTGCCAATTGCTCGTATCTTAGACCCTCTAGGTGTTGGTTTTTCAGGATTTAGTTACCCTTGTTCATCTGTGGTTGCCTGGGGGCATGCAACTGTGCTATCATCATAGTAGTTTATTAACCAAACATGGCATTATACGGTACAAATGGAGATTGGGTTGCTCCTCCATCGAAGAAAACTAGACAAGGTAACTCAAAAAACACAAAGATTTCGCCTACTTCACGTAACGCAGCGAAGAAAAGGTATAGGGGTCAAGGAAAGTAGTCGGAAAACCCTATAAATAAAAGATATAGTGATAAATATCTTTAAAGTAGGTAAGAATGCCCTCTTATAGGTTCAGATCTGAGAAATATGTTAGTAGAGGATTCAAGGATTTAGCAATTTCCTTCAAAGATAATCCTAATACTGGTGATTTTGGTGTGGTTAAGAATGAGAATGCTATAAAGCAGTCTGTTCGTAACCTCATCTTAACTATGTTCGGAGAAAGACCGTTTCAACCCTCTATAGGGTCTAGGGTTAAGATGCTTTTATTTGAACCATGGGATCCATTCTCAGTAGATAATATTAAAAGTGAGATATTTAACTGTATTAGGAGACTAGAACCACGTGTTATCCCCACTGGTGTCTCTCTTCGTGATGATTCTGAAATTAATTCAGTGCATGTTTCGATAGATTACACGATTGTTGGTCAACAACAAGTGCAAAATGTCGATTTCCTCCTAGAAAAGGCATAAAATGGCAGCCATTCCATCACAATTAACGTCGTTAGACTTCTTTGAGATCAAAGAATCGATCCGATCGTACCTAAGAACAAGAAAAGAGTTTACGGACTATGATTTTGAGGGTGCATCTGCTTCATATTTGATCGATATACTAGCGTATAACACATATTACACAGCATTTAACGCTAACATGGCGTTAAACGAAGCATTTTTAGAGACTGCAACTGTTAGAGATAACATTGTAAGGATCGCAAAGCAGTTAAATTACACTCCAAGGTCAATTAAGGCACCTAGGGCATGTGTAAAGATGACTGCACAGACTAGTATTGGACTAAATGGCACAACATTCCCTGAATTTGCCACCTTAAGTAAGGGTGATGTCTTTGTTGCAGACAATGATTTCGATTCTTATACCTTTGCATTGACTCAAGACATCCAAGTGCCTGTAGATAGTGGTACTGGATTGGCAACTTTTGATAATGTGCTTGTATATCAAGGTAATTTGTTAACTTACAACTATACAGTTGACTATACTAAGAAGCAAGACTACATTATCCCTGATGAAAATGTAGATACTGGTCTTTTGACTGTAGATATCTCTCCAACAGAGCAATCTTCAGAGACAGATACTTATAGTCCTTCTGGAAACGTCACAAATGCAGATAGTACTACCAGAATTTACTACTTGGAAGAGACTGATGATATGAGATACCGTCTTGTTTTCGGAGATGGGTCAATTGGACGTAAGTTAATTGATGGTGAGTATATAAGAATCTCATATGTGTCCACAGATGGGGTTGAAGCTAATGGTGCGAAGGGATTTAACTTCATTGGGACTGTAAGAGACAGTGATTTACGTGTTGTTAATCCAAATTCCATTGCATTAACCACGAAAGACGCTGCTCAAGATGGTGAAGACCGTGAAACATCACTCTCAGTCAAGTTTAGAGCACCTAGATCGTATGCAACTCAGAATAGAGCAGTTACAGAGAATGATTTTGAGCATATTGTCTCTGAAATCTATCCTCAAGCAGCATCAGTGACTGCTTTTGGTGGTGAAAAGTTAAATCCACCTGTTTATGGTAAAGTTTACGTTGCAATCCGTCCAAAAACAGGTACAAAACTTAATGCAACGACAAAACAGAAGATTAAGAAGGACTTATTGAAGTATTCAGTTGCTTCAATTGATCCTGTAATCATTGACCCAACTATTTTCTACGTTTTACCCAAATCTTACGTTTATTACAATGGAAATGACACTAGTTTGACTGGTGCACAACTTGGTACTAAGATTTTGCAAGGAATTGACGCATTTAACAAAGCTGGACAAACAAATAGGTTCGGTGGACGTATTGATGGATCCAAATTTGGATCAATGGTAGATAATGCTGATAATGCGATATCTGGTAACGTTACTCAGATGACTTTAGGTCAAAATCTTGACCAATTCACTTTTGGAAATGTATTTACCCAATGTTTAGACTTTGGCAACCCACTCTATGATCCAAATCAGTATTCTGGGAATCCAGATGATGATAGTGGTGGCACAGATCCTTCAGATGGCGATGGTACTGGTAATAAGTGTAAACCTTCTTTCTCTGTCGTTAAAAGTGGTACCTTTTATGCCACTGGTTATACTGAAGACCTCGTAAACCTCACTTTGAGTGATGGATCAACCTCAGCACAGATTGCAACTCCTGGAATTAGCACAACTGCTAATAATCAGGTTTTGGTTCCTGTAAATATAAGAGATGATGGTCGTGGAAACCTAATTCTAGTGACTACAAGGGATGAGACTGAATTAACTCTCAATCCTTCAGTAGGAAGTGTAAATTATGGTAGTGGTCAAGTCTGCGTTGGTCCTGTAGCAATACAAGGCACTCCAGATGACACTACAAGGTTGCCTATCCAAGTTTTACCTGCTGGTGGATCAATTGCAGTACCACCTGGAGTAGATCCAACAATATTCAACCCACAAGTCAATCCAATTGACTATACAATTAATGATGTTGCAATCCCCACCTTCGATCCTAATAACTTTAATGGTTATAATTACGGTGACACAAGTGGCATAAATATCATTGATTATCCAACGGATACATTCACATATCCAGTCAGCGAATCCTGTTTCTAAGATAGATGCCGATTACAAAGAATATCAACGTCTCTGATAGAGTCGAGAATCAGTTACCCGAGTTCATTCGTCAAGAAGATAGACAATTAGTCAATTTCTTGTTTGAATACTATAAGTCTCAGGAAAAGACAGGTAGACCCTACGATATACTCAATAATTTACTGAGATATCTTGATCTTGATAGCTATACCTCTGAGCAATTAGATAGTGAAACTAAACTGCTCAAGGATATTGGTCTGTACGATA